ATCAGAAGACTGGTACAGCACAACTCAGAATAATTGGTATCTCAAAAGACCCAGAAAACAATGAAGCAGGTTCTGCTAATGTTAACTTGGTCGTTTACATAAATGAGCACCAGTTTAAACAGACAACGGGTATATAAGGAGGATAACTATGGCAATATCACGTAATCAACTAGTCAAAGAACTAGAGCCAGGTTTGAACGCTTTATTCGGCCTGGAGTATAAACAGTATGAACAAGAACATGCTGAGATATACACAACTGAGTCATCTGACAGAGCTTTTGAAGAAGAAGTTATGTTATCAGGATTCGGTCAAGCACAAGTTAAACCAGAAGGTTCTGGTGTAACGTTTGACAGTGCTCAAGAAACTTTCACAGCAAGATACACTCACGAGACAATCGCTCTTGGGTTTGCAATCACTGAGGAAGCAATTGAGGACAACCTGTATGACAGACTTGCTTCTAGATACACAAAAGCTTTAGCAAGATCTATGGCTCAAACTAAACAAGTAAAAGCGGCTTCACCGTTAAACAATGGTCTACCATCAGGTAGTTTCCTTTCAGGTGATGGCAAAACGCTTTTTGCAACAGACCATCCAACTATTGCTGGATCTTTCAGTAATACATTGGCAACAGCTGCGGACTTAAACGAAACTTCATTAGAACAAGCAATGATTGACATTGCAGCGCTTACTGATGAGAGAGGTTTAAAAATCGCTGCAAAAGCTGTAAAGATGATCATTCCATCTGCACTACAATTCACTGCTGAAAGACTTATGAAGTCTTCACAAAGAGTTGGAACTGCTGATAATGATATCAACGCACTTGTATCTATGGGAATGGTTCCTGGTGGATACACAGTTAATCACTATTTAACTGACACAGATGCGTTCTACATCACTACAGACGTGCCAAATGGTATGAAGCATATGGAAAGAGCTCCATTGACTACTAAAATGGAAGGCGATTTCGATACTGGCAATGTTAGATACAAAGCTAGAGAAAGATACGTATTTGGCGTATCTGACCCTAGAGGAATCTACGCATCACCAGGTGCTTAATCAATAATTTTGTGGCGGAACACAGTTCCGCCACAATCTCTAAATAGAAAGAAAAAATGCACTCAAAAAACTTCCTCGTAAAAATCTATGCGTATCACTACAAAATGGAGTTAAATATTAACTGCCTAGAGGGCCCAAAAGACATAGAAGATGCTATTGTTGACAAATTGGGAAAAGGTGATATAAAATGGGAACATCTTGGAGAAATGAATGATCCAAGAGTAAAACGAATAACCTATGAGGAGGTTATTGATGGAGGCGATAATGCAACATCTGGAGACCCTTTACACACAAAAGAAGGGACTAGATCTTCAATGGGAGCAGGAGCATCTGAAAGAGGGTAGATATACTCTCGATATGGTTAAGATTGACAGAAAAGTTAGAGATGTCATTAGCCAAATCAAAATGGCAGAAGCTGAAAAAGCTACTGCACAAAACAGAGTTGATGATGCAGCTCCTCAAGTTTCTGTAGCTACTTAATAAAAAGCTACATCGTTGGAAAATTTAATCCACATCATAGGCTCTCTTGCGCTCTACTCAAATGTAGTATATAAAATAATCACTATACAAAATAAGTTTATGTAGACGCGTATAGTCGACGGCCTAGAGACTACATAAACGTAACTAGGAGGATATATACTATGGCAAACACTACGTTCCAAGGACCGGTAACATCCAAAAATGGATTTATTACTACAGGTCCGGCTAATGTTGTAGACGCTGACGCTAGCGTTGCATTAACAGTTTCTACTCATTCAGGTAGAATTGTACACAATAATGCGGCAGGTGCAGTAACTTACACATTACCAGCAATTAACGCTAACTCTGATTCTGCAGTTGCAGGACCAGGAGCAGATCTAAACAATCTAAGTAACATAGGTGCAAGTTTTGAAATTTTTGCATCAATTACTAAGACTGGAGATTTTGTTGTACAAGTTGCAAATGCTAACGATGTTATGGTTGGAGGCGCAAAATTTATTGACGACTCTTCTGACAACATGGTTGGTTTTGAAACTGTTGCAGCATCAGACACTATTACTTTAAATGGTAGTACAACTGGTGGTGTAACTTTTGCAAAAGTTACGTGTACTGCAATTAGTTCTACTCAATGGAAAGTTGATGTAGAGTCTGGTTGTACTGGTACACCAGCAACTCCGTTTAGCGCGGCAGTTTAATAAATAATTAGTGTGGGGCTTCGGCCCCACATTTAAATTTAGGAGAAGAATATGGCAGGCGGCGGATCTTTTATAAGTGATCAAAAGTTTACAACACTGACAGCAGATGGTAGTTTTAAAACTATTACTGGTGGAAGTACAAATTTAGGACCATGTAGAGTAACTTACATACAAGCACATGGTGGATCAGACTGTTTAGTAAAATTACATGATGGAACTGGAACAGGTGGTTCTTTAGAGTTTCAAGCTAAATTTAGTTCTGAAGGATTAGATATAATGATTCCCGGTTCTGGCATAAGATTTAAAACAGGAGTCTATTTAGATTTAACTACTACAGACTCTGTAACAATAGGATACACAGGATAATGAAATCAGACGTACGAGCAGTTAGAAAAACAGATGCTACATCAGTCTTTGCAGGTAGAACAAGATTAAGAGGAATTATTCTTGCTTCAACTGGATCAGCAGGTTCAGTAACTTTACAAGACGGTAACTCTGTTACACAATTTCAAGTGGACGTTCCAGCTGGAGACGTGTTTTCATATAATCTTGCAGAAGATGGTATTTTGTTTGAAGGTGGTATGACTATATCAGCAATTTCAAACGCCACTGCAACGATTATATTGGACAAGTAGGAGGCTAAATGGCAAACACTACTTCGGGCACAACAGTTTTTGATAAGAGTTTCGCTATCGATGAGATAATAGAAGAAGCTTATGAAAGAATAGGTATGCAAGGCGTATCTGGTAATCAGTTACGTATGGCAAGAAGATCTTTAAATATAATGTTTCAAGAATGGGGAAATCGTGGTCTTCATTATTGGGAAGTTGCAAATAACAATATTACTTTAGTTGCCGATCAAGCTACATATACTATGTTTAGGTCTACTGGTGATGGCACTTCAAGCACAACAGCTGTTTATGGTGTCGATGATATATTAGAAGCATCATATAGAAACTCTAATGTAGACACACCACTCACAAAAATAAACAGATCACAATATCAAGCTTTATCAAATAAAACATCTACAGGAACACCATCACAATATTTTGTTCAAAGATTTATTGATAAGGTTACAATTACTTTGTACCTTACTCCCGGTTCTTCTGAAGCAGGAAAATTTTTAAATTATTATTATGTAAAAAGAATTCAAGATGTAGGTGATTATACAAATGCAACAGACGTGCCTTATCGTTTTGTTCCTTGTATGGCATCTGGTTTAGCTTTTTATTTAGCACAAAAATTTAAACCACAAATGGTTCAACAAATGAAACTATTATATGAAGATGAATTACAAAGAGCATTAGCAGAAGATGGTTCTTCATCTAGCACATATATTAGTCCTAAAGTTTATTATCCGGAGTCATAATGTCTAATTTATCAGCAGGAAAATATGCAAAATTTATTTCAGATAGATCAGGACAAGAGTTTCCATATTCTGAAATGGTTATTGAGTGGAATGGAGCTCGTGTTCATGTTTCTGAATTTGAAAAAAAACACCCACAACTAGAACCAAAACCACACTCAGCAGATGCACAAGGTTTATTAAATGCAAGACCTGATAGAACAGAACCTGCAGTGGCTAGAGTATTAACTTTAAATCCATTTAAACTTACAAATAGTTCAACAACTGTAAACGTGTTTGAAGAAAACCATGGTAGATCTACAAGTGATACGGTTAGATTTAGAAATGGAGAGGGGTCTTTTGGCATAACAAGCGCAGATATAAATAAATCTGCAGGATTTACAATTACCAAAGTTGATGCTAATAATTATACATTTACAGCTGCTGGAACAGCAACTGCAAGCACAAATATAGGAGGAGGAAGTGTGTCGGCTGGTCCGGTAACACTATCACCATAATGGCAGGATTTACATACGCAACATTAACAACAGCAATTCAAAACTATACAGAAGTAGATGCTAATGTATTAACGTCTACTATTACTGATCAGTTTATTGAAAATGCTGAGATGAAAATTTTAAGAGATGTGCCTCTTGATGCATATAAAAAACAATCAACAGGTAATTTAGTTACAGGACAAAATACTATTAACGTACCAGCAAAAACTTTATTTGTTAAAGGTGTACAAATTTATGATTCTACCTCTGCTTCTACAGGAGCAAATACTTGGTTAGAAAAAAAAGATGAGACTTATTTACAAGAATATGTGCCTTCAACAGAATCTGCAAAAAGAGGTAAACCAAAATACTACGCTATGTTTGGTGGTGCCACAGGAGTATCTGATACGACTTCAGGAAGACTATTTTTAGCGCCTGCTCCAGATAGCACCTATGTATTTAAAGTTCATTATGAAGCTATTCCAACAGGATTATCTGGATCAAATACTACAACTTATGTAAGTCAATATTTTGGAAATGGTTTATTATATGCGTGTCTGGTAGAGGCCTACGGGTATCTAAAAGGTCCAATGGATATGTTGACACTATATGAAAATAAGTATAAACAAGAGGTACAGAAGTTTGCTGCAGAGCAAATTGGTAGACGTAAAAGGGACGACTATACAGACGGTACTGTTCGTATTCCAGTTCCTTCACCGACACCGTAACAGGAGATAAATTATGGCAATATCATCAGCGGTATGTTCGAGTTTTAAACAAGAACTTTTACAAGGTAAGCACAACTTTTCTTCATCAGGTGGGCATACTTTTAAAATAGCTTTATTTGATAGCGATGCCTCTTTAGGTGCAGCTACAACTGACTATTCAACATCAGAAGAAATTACAAACACATCTGGATCAGCATATTCAGCAGGTGGGGCAACTCTAACAAGATCTGGAGTTTCACTATCTTCAACAACTGCATTTACAGATTTTTCTGATGTATCTTATACGTCAGCTTCTTTCACAGCAAATGGTGCAATGATTTACAATACAACAACAGCAGGTGGTTCATCAACGACTGACGCTGTTTGTATTATTGCATTTGGTGGCGATAAAACTGCAACAAACGGAACTTTCACAATTCAATTTCCTACAGCAGACGCGAGCAGCGCTATCCTAAGATTAGCATAGGAGTAATAGCCCATGTCGGTTAACTCAGGATGGGGACGATTCACCTGGGGACAGGCGTATTGGAATCGTGATGCGGTCCTTGCAACCGGTTGGGGTGCAAAAGCATGGAACGATGGTGAGTGGGGAAATCTTGCTGACGAAACTGTAACTTTAACAGGTGTATCTTTTTCATCTAACGTTGGATCAGTATCATTAACAGGAACAGCTGTTGTTATACCATCAGGTGTATCTACAACTGGTAATGTCGGATCAATAGCTCCTGCAATTAGTGTAACACCAAATTTACCAAGTTTATCTTTTTCCGGAAATGTCGGATCATTTACAAATGTAATTGATGTTGCGGTTACTCCATCAGGTGTATCTACAAATAGTGCACTAGGAGTTATAACACCTGCAGATCAAGTTATGGGTCTAACAGGTCAAAGTTTTACTGCAAGTTTAGGAACAGCAGTATCTCCAAACGAAGATGTTTCACCATCAGGTTTACAAGCTTCAGTATCATTAGGCACAGCAATTGCTTTCTCAGGAACTTTAATTTTACCAAGTGGTTTTTCAATGACTTCTTCTTTAGGGTCTGTTGTTGTACCAAATGAAGATGTAACTTTAACGGGAGTATCTGCAGAATTTAGTGTAGGAAGTTTGGTAGGATTAGGTTCTGCTGTTGCTGCTTTATCTAGTCAAACAATGACTTCTTCTGTGGGATTAATTGATCCTTCTGATCAAGTCATGGGATTAACTGGAGTTTCTGCTAGTGCTTCTGTAGGCTCCATTAGTGCAGCGGATCAAGTTGTTGGGTTAACTGGCGTATCATTTAGTGCTTCAGTAGGAACACCTTTTATAATACATTATGAGGATGTTGACACTGGTTCAAACACGTCGTATAGTGCGGTTTCAACAGGATCAAATACAAGTTATTCTGATGTTGCAACTGGATCTAATACAAGTTATAGTGACGTCGCATAGGAGAAAAATATGGCATCAACATTTACGCCTTTAGGGGTAGAACTTCAAGCAACTGGTGAAAATGCCGGTACATGGGGAACAAAGACTAATACAAATTTACAACTTATTGAACAAATTGCTGGTGGTTTTACAACACAATCAATCGCTGGTGGTGCACAAACTACAGCATTAAGTATATCTGATTCTGGAACTGGTGATACTGCCGGTCACAGAATGATTGATTTCACAGGAACGATTACAGGAAATCAAATTGTAACAATACCTTTAGATGTTCAAACTTTTTATATTTTAAGAAATTCAACTTCAGGAGCATATACAGTTCAATTTAAATATGCATCAGGATCTGGTTCAACCTTTACTTTTGCAGCAACAAATAAAGGAACTTCCATAGTATTTGCAGCAGCAAACGATGGAACTAACCCAGACATTATAGAAATTCAAACAGGTGGAGATGTTGTTGATGATACATCACCTCAATTAGGTGGTAATTTAGATACTAATTCTTTCATGATAGATTTCGATGATGCCCATGGTATCAGAGATGAAAATGCAAACGAACAATTAATTTTTGAAACAACTGGATCTGCAGTAAACCATATTGATATAACTAATGCTGCAACAGGCAGTTCTCCAGCAATAGGTGCAGTTGGTGGTGATTCAAACGTAGATTTAAAATTAAGACCAAAAGGAACAGGTAATATTGAAGTTATGGGTGCAACAAACCCAGGTTCAATTCAACTTAATTGTGAGTCTAACTCCCATGGTATTAAGCTGACCTCTCCCGCTCACTCAGCCGGTCAATCATACGAATTAAAATTTCCAACAGGTAACGTAACAGCAGATAGATTTTTAAAAGTTGCGTCTGTTTCTGGTTCAGGAACAACAGGTGTTGGTCAATTATCTTTTGCTGAAGTATCAGGTGGTACATCATACCAAGCTGTAAAAACTTCTGGTTTCACAGCAGTAGCAGGTGAAGGGTATTTCTGTAATACAACATCAACAGCTTTCACAGCAACATTACCATCATCAGGAACAATTGGTGATGAAATAACTTTCATAGATTATGCAGGTACATTTGATACAAACAATTTAACAATAGGAAGAAACTCACACAATATACAGGGTTCTGCAGCAGATTTGACAGTGTCAACCGAAAGAGCTGGTTTTACATTAGTTTACGTAGACTCTACTCAAGGTTGGCTATTAAAGGATAAATAATAATGGCTGGTTATAAAGAGATAAAAGGGTTTCAAGTACAAACCCGTACAAGCGATCCAACACCTTACGCACAAGCATTGGCAGATAATCCTTATGGAGGATCATGGTCGTCTGGTGCAAATTTAAATTTAGCTAGAAGTTATATAGCTGGTGCAGGAACAGCTACAGCAGCAATCGCCTCTAGTGGTTTTACACCAGGATCTGGTCGAAATGAAACAGAGATTTGGAATGGATCAACGTGGACAGAAACAGCTGATTTAAGTGATTCAAAATATGGAAGAATGCCTTTTGGAACATCAACATCACAGGTAGTAGCTGGTGGAGCAACACCTCCAACAGGTTCAAGTGAATCTGAATCTTGGGATGGATCTTCATGGACTGAGATTGCAGAACTTAACACAGCTAGAAGAGATGGTGCTGGATTTGGTTCATCTAATACGGCAGGATATGTAGTTAGTGGTAAAGCACCAGGATATTCAGATGCTAATGAAAATTGGAATGGTTCCTCGTGGACCGAATCAGCTGAAAACAACACAGCTAGAGCGGAAGTAGTAGGTGCTGGTAAGTCCACATCATCAGCGATAATAATTGGTGGGTACACAGGTTCCTACGTTAATAATGTAGAATTATGGAACGGATCATCATGGAGTGAAGTCAACGAAATTAATACCACAAGATCTGCAGCAGGAAAAGGAGCTTCTGGAACTGGAACAGACGCATTAGTTTTTGGTGGAGATAGTGGTGGAGGAACTGCTTCAGCTGTTACTGAATCTTGGGATGGTAGTTCTTGGACAGAAGTAAATGATTTAGCCACTGCCATAAGACTTCAAGGAGGTGCTGGAGCATCTAGTTCATCTGCTTTATCTTTTGGAGGATATACAAGTTCTATGCAAAGTGGCACAGAAATATGGGCTTTTACAGGTCTACCACCATCAACACCAGCAGCAGATTATGCTGACGCGATTGTTGGAGATTTTTACTATAACTCTACAACAGGACAATTTAGAACTATAAGTGACGGTGGAGCGCCTGTTGGAACATGGGCTAGTGGTGGTAATATGAATACAACTAGAGGAAACGGATCTGGGGGTGGAGGAACACAAACCAATGCTTTAGCATTTGGTGGTGATCCGAGAACTGCAAATACAGAAAATTATAATGGTTCAAGTTGGACAGAAGTAAGTGATTTAAACTCAGCTAGAAACTATGTAACAGGGATTGGTGAAAGTGGTGAAGCCTGTATGGCAAACTCAGGTAATACAGGTTCTTATACAGGAGCTACAGAAATATGGGATGGGTCAAGTTGGACAGAAGTAGCTGATACATCTCCTGCAAGAATTTACGTAAATTTAGCTGGTAGCACAACATCAGCAATACAAACAGGTGGTTCTGATCCTAGTTATCCAAATGGAAATGCTCCTTATGCGCAAGAATGGGATGGCTCATCATGGACAGAAGTTACTGAAATGAATACACCTAGATATGCAGCAGCAGGCTTCGGTGCGAATGCTGAAGCGGCTAATATAGCAGGTGGTTCAAGTGCAGGTGGTCCAGGAAATGCATCTAATGAACTTTGGAATGGTTCTTCTTGGACTGAACTTGGTGATATGAATAATGCAAGATATAATTTAAAAGGTTTTGGTGTAAGCACACAAGGTGTAGTAGCTGGTGGAGCTGGTCCAGATGCTGGTGATATAACAGGTAAAACAGAGTTTTGGAATGGAAGTAGTTGGACAGAAACTAACGATATGGCAAGTGCAAGAAGAGGTTTAGCTTCTGGAACAGGATCCCCATCAAACGCAGGAATTGTTATGGGAGGTAATCTTGCTCCATCATCAACAGCAAGTAGTACAAATGTAACAGAAGAATTTTCTGCAGATGAATTTCAAAATAAAACGGTGACAACAAGTTAATTATGATTTATAAACAAGAAAAAGGAGGAAGCAACTATGGCATATAAATACTGTACAGCGACTAACTGGGGTAAAAACTTTTTCACTCACGAAGAGAGAAAACAGTTTCATCTTTCAGGACATCCTGGTGAAGTATGGGTTGTAGGTGATAATCTTTACGGTGATCAATGGATCAGTAAAGTTAGTGGTGCTATTAAATCGAAAGATGAAGCACAAGCTATCGTTACTGGTGAAATCGAAGCAGCACAAGCTGCTTGGGATGCATTACCGGCTGAAGACAAAACCGATGCAAACCCAAGACCTACATTATATAATCTTCCATAGTCTTTAGCCTATGGCAAATTATTCAGATATAAAAGGATTTACAGTTCAAACACTGTCAAGCGATCCAGCTGCGTCTGTAGCATCTACAGGATCGTGGGCATCTGGTGGAAATTTAAATAATGGAGTTACTGGAAACGCTGGCTTTGGAACTTATACGGCAGCAGTTAGTGTTGGAGGATATAGGCCAGGAGGATATACAGCAGCCGTTGAAGAATATAATGGTTCATCATGGACTGAAGTAAATGCAATACCAGCAGCTATAGATAGTATGGGTACATGCGGACCACAAACTAATGGAATGGCTTTTGGTGGACAACAAGGTGGTCCAAACACAAATTCGACTTTTGAATATGATGCAACGAACTGGACTAGTGGTGGAAACTTAAATACTACAAGAAGAGATTTAATAGGTGCTGGAACACAAACAGCGGGTCTTGCTGCATGTGGAGCGATTGATCCACCATTTACAGCAGAAGCAGAACAATATAATGGAACAGCTTGGACAACAGTTGCAGAAGCAAACACAGCTGCAAGATCTAGAGCAGGCGGAGGAACATCTACATCGGCCATGGCTTATGGTGGTTTTACATCTCCCTATACAGCTAACGCAGAAACATGGAATGGTTCTGCATGGACTGAAGTATCTAATATAAGTTCTATTAGAGGAATTATGGGTGGCGGTGGATCAAGCAACACAGATCAAATAACTTTTGGTGGTTATGGTGGACCTCCAGGATCAACAAGGTATGCTAACACAGAATTTTGGAATGGATCGTCATGGACTGAACTTAGTGATTTAAGTGTAGCAAGAAACACAAAACATTCTCTACCAAGTTCACCCACTGCTAATCAATTATTTGCAGGTGGTCATACACCTCCAGCAAACTATACAACAATTACAGAAGAATGGTCAACAACACCAGCACCAACATTTCAAAAACAAGTCGAAGGACAATTATATTTTAATTCAACAACAAACAGTTTTAAAGAAACGATAACAGATATGGCTGGTGCAACTTGGGCTAGTGGTGGAGCTTTAAATTCTGGTAGATATACTGCTGATGGTTTTGGAACTCAAACTGCTTCACTATTAGGTGGAGGACATCCATCACCAAATAACTCCTTAACTGAGCTTTATGATGGAACATCTTGGACAGAGGCAAATGACCAAAATACAACTGGTAAAATTTATAGAGGGGCTACAGGAACTGTTCAAACCGCAGGTTTATATATAGGGGGAGAACCTACAAGCACTAACGTTGAATTATGGGATGGTACAAACTGGACTGAGATTGCTGAAATTAATACAGGAACTCTTAAAATGGGAGCTGCTGGAAGCTCAACAGCCGCTTTAAAATTTGGAGGAACAGATCCTAAAATTGCTAACACAGAACAATGGAATGGTTCTGCGTGGACAGAAGTTTCAGATTTAAATACTGCAAAAAGAGAAATGGGTGGTGCTGGAAGTTCAACTGCCGCATTATGCATGGGTGGACACACCACTGCAGCCACTGATGATGTTGAATCATGGGATGGAACATCATGGACTGAAATTACAGATATGAATACTGCAAAAAGTAATACTACTTCTGGAAATGGAACTATGACTCAATCTTTAGCTTTATGTTTTAGTGGGGGTAGTTATTTAGCTAATAATGAATTTTGGAATGGAACTTCTTGGACAGAACTTGCAGATTTATCAACAGCAAGAAATCAAGCTGCTGGATCAGGTAGTTCTGCAGCTGCTTTATGTACTGCAGGAGCACCAGGGGGGATGACAAACACAGAAGAATTTACAGCAGATTTAAATAACAAAACAATTACAACAAGTTAATTATGGCAAAGTATAAGGAAATAAAAGGCGTAACAGTACAAACAAGAGCTACAGATCCAACTGTAAATGAAGGAAGTTGGGCCAGTGGTGCAAATTTAAATCAGACTAGATATGGATTAGGAGGAGCAGGAGCTAGCAATGCATCGGCAATAGTTTTTGGTGGATATCCTAATGGACCTGGTGCTCAAACGGAACAATGGGATGGTTCTTCTTGGACTGAAGTAAATGACTTAAATCATGGAAGAGGTTATATAGGAGCCGCAGGCACTGCATATAATGCTGCTTTAGCTTTTGCTGGAAACTCTGCGACTGTAGCACTAGCTGATTTAACAGAATCATATAATGGAACTTCTTGGACAGAAGTAGCAGAATTAAATACAGGTAGATACAATTTAGGAAATGCAGGCACTCAAACATCAGCGTTAGCTTTTGGAGGATACATACCTTCTCCAACACAATTTTTAGCAATTAATGAATCCTGGAACGGATCGGCTTGGACTGAAGCTGGAGATTTAAATACTGGAAGACAAGGTACTACAGGGGCAGGAGCAAGTAATACTGCTGGATTATGTTTTGGTGGTGGAACTCCATCAAATACAGCAGTGACAGAATTATGGGATGGATCAAGTTGGACTGAAGTAAGTGATTTAAATACTGCTAGAAGGAATTTAGGAGGAACTGGTATATCAACAGCAGCGTTAGCTTTTGGTGGACAAACTCCATCTTATGTTACAAAAACAGAATCTTGGAATGGAAGTAGTTGGACAGAAGTTAATGATATGGCGACAGCTAGAGGAAATATGGGTAATGCTGGTCCAAACACAGCTGCAATTACTGCAGGTGGGTATGATGGAGCCACACCATTTGAAAATGCAACAGAAGAATTTACTTTTCCTTCAGGACCTCATCTAAACGAGGGTGATATATTTTTATCTGGAGGCACAGCGTTAAAAGGTTTTGGAAAAGCAGCTAGTGCACCCACTTCTGCTTGGGCATCTGGTGGAAATTTAAATGAAGGAAGAAACGCAGGATCAAGTGCTGGAACACAAACCGCAGCTTTATTTGCTGCTGGAGATCCAGTATCAGCAGGAACAACTGATAGCACAGAACTTTATAATGGAAGTTCATGGACAGAAGTAGCAGATTTAAATACAGCAAGAAGAGAAACTGCTGTTGGATTAGGTCTAACAAATACAGCAGCTTTATGTGTTGCAGGTAATCCCCCTATAACTGGAAAAGTAGAATCTTGGGATGGTAGTTCTTGGACAGAAATTGCAGATTTAAATACTTCTCGTTCTCATGGAGGATCTTCAGGTTCTCAAACAAGTGCATTAGCTTATGGAGGAAATGATCCACCTTATAGAGCATACACTGAATCTTGGGATGGTAGTTCTTGGACAGAAGTTTCAGATTTAAATGCAGCTAGATATGGTGGTATGTTTTCTGCAGGTCAAAGTAATTCATCAGCTATAACTGCAGGAGGATATAGCACTGGTTATCTGGCAATTACAGAAACTTGGAATGGTTCAGCTTGGACTGAAGTTGCAGATTTAAATGATGCAAGATCTGGTTTAGGTAGCTCCATAAGTGGATCTACTTCATCTGCTTTAGCTTTTGGAGGAGACTCACCTCCAGCGACAGCTAATACAGAATCTTGGAATGGATCAGCTTGGACTGAAATTAACAACTTATCAACTGCTAGAAGTCAACTAGGTGGTGCAGGTTCTTCTGCCGTTAGTTCCTTAGCATTTGGTGGAGGACCCAATCCTGTTGCTACATCAACAGAAGAATTTACAGCAGGTAATGTATTATCTACATTAGATTTCGACTAGACTTGACCTTTATATAGAAAGGTATATAAAGAACTTAGAAATGATAAAGGAGAAAATATGTCAAAAGAAAAACGTAATATAGCTACTAAGCTAGAAACAGAGTCAAAATATTTAACCAACATTTTGGATAAAGATGATGTTAAAAATTTTAAGAAATTAATCCCAGAATTACAAGATACATGGATGAAGAAACAAATGTTTCGTACAGAAACAGAAATGAGATTTTCTGTGTTATCCGATAATAAATATCCAACCAAAGCTGCAAAGTATTGGCAATCTGTAAGAGAACAGAACACACACTTTGAAAACTTAGTGCATCTATCTTTTGATGCTAGGAAGAATGAAGTTGAAATAAAAAAATTACAAAGAGATATTAAAAAAGAAAAAGACCCATTAGAGAAAGAACTTAAACAAGTTGAGCTAGAAGAAAAATTATATAATAAAGCACAACTGGAATTAGTTGCTAAACATAGAATGAGAGAAGTCGCGACTTGGTCTAAACTTAAAAAAGAATTTCATGATGGTTCTTTTGATGACAGAGATGTAAACACACACCAAGCTAAATCATATCTGTTAAGATTTCAAAGGCAAAAAGAAACAATAACTCCTGGTACAACACAACCAGAAGTATTTAATATAATGGGTCAATTAGAATCTTTAGAAAAAGGTCTAAGAGATAATACATTATCCTTATCTGATAAGAAAACTAAGAAATTAAAATGAAATTCGACTTTGTCTATCTAGGGCAAACCGTTTTAAAATATGAAGTCCCTTTAGAAATTTTTGTAGGTCTTAATGAGATTTATGAAAAACAAAAAAAACAATTACCTAAAGCTAACAAACAATTAGTAGGTAAGATACAGGATGAAGTGTCTCTATATTATTCAGGTCCCAACAACGATAAGATGCATCAGCATTGTTTTTTACCACAAGATATACTTAAATGGTTTCACAGTATTTTTGATCACTACACAGATTGGAATAAAATAGGTCCAACACAAAAATCTATTAATTCTGTTTGGGTTAATGAAATGAAAGCACATGAATACAATCCTGTGCATATACACCAAGGTAAACTCTATACAGGTTTATCTTCTGTAATGTGTTTAAAATTACCTAAAGATACAGGTGTAGAATATTCAGCAGAATCAAAACCTATGAATGGACGATTACAAATTATTGGTGCAGCTAACGGACAATTTTCTAAAACAGATTATTCACCTAATATGAAGATAGGAGATTTTTATGTTTTTCCTTATGACATGAGGCACTGCGTTTATCCGTTTAACGGAACAAAAGAAATAAGAAGAACATTAGTTTGTAATGTAGATGTTGATTACAATCCTGTGTCTTCAAGAACTGGATCGGGGCAAAACGAATGATACCAAGAATGCCTAGATGGCAATCCTATGTTGCCCAAACAACAGAACCCATGTTTACACCAGAACAATGTAAGATGATTATTGATGCAGGTCAGCAATGTGCACCTGAACAAGCAAAAGTTGGTGGTGGAGAAGAAGGTAAATATGATACTAAAAAAAGAGTTACTACAATATCTTGGATACCTTTTGATAAACTACCACAGATGTATAGAGTTATTGAAAATCAACTTTCTATTGTAAATTTAAATCATTTTGGTTTTGATGGTATGAGATTAACAGAACCTGCACAGTTTACTGTGTATCCTAAAAAAGGTTTTTATGACTGGCATATGGATTTAAATGCTTTTGGTCAACAGGGTCAGAATCCAATACGTAAAATATCTATGACTTGTTTATTATCAGATCCATCAGAGTTTACAGGTGGTGAGCTTACATTTTCAGAAATGGGTGATAATAAACCACTGCCCTTGAAACAAGGACAAGCTATATTCTTTGCATCATTCTTAAGACACAAAGTAGCTCCAGTTAAAAAAGGTGTAAGAAAGTCTTTAGTGATGTGGTTTGGAGGACCACCTTTTAAATGAAATTACAAAGAAAGATATTATTTCCAACTCCAGTGTATTTTAAAGATATACCTAACGCTAAAGAACTTAATAAATATTTATTCAAAGAAATAAAAAAATGGCGTAAAGCAGATCCAAAAGGAGAACATAAAACAAATTCTGGTTTTGGCTGGCATAGCAAAACAGATATGGATAAAAGAAAAGAATACCAACCTTTAATAGATGAATTATTTATAATGGCACAAGAGTGTAATAAAGATTATGGAATAGAAGGTAAACTAGGACTTGGTAATATGTGGGCTAATATTAATCCTACTTATAGTTATAACAAAACTCACACTCATCCTAACTCAA